GTGAAGAGATATACGTGAATAAAAGTGGGTACTTCTTTAATAGGGACAGCATTGACTTAATGCCAAAAAGAGCTAGCGCTATACACTACAAAGACAATGAAGATTTACGTGATTTTTTGTCTTTTATAGAGTCAGTAAAAGACAAATGCTTGCTGCAATATTTTGAATTATTTCCATTAGCTTACAAATGTGTATGGTGGAAAGTTAAAGGTCACATATTGCAATATCCAAAAAATGTTTATCTTGGTTCCCATTCCGATATTAGTGGTGATTATATATACGGCGTATTAGAACCTCAAGATCAATTAGCTTTGAGGAATGTTGTAACAAGTTTAGTATACTTTAATGATTCTGTTGATACCGAAGAAGAATTAAACGGTCAAAATTATATTGGTGGACATCATTATTTTAACTATTTAGATATAGATTATTCTCCAAAAAAAGGTGATATATTATTTTTCCCATCCAACTACATGGCTGCCCATGAAGTTAAGCCAGTTAAAGAAGGTTTTAGATATAGTTATCTTGGATGGTATAGTCAGGGAACTCCAAATCCAGCAGTTCACGAATATGTAGCAGATCCATTAAAAGACCCAGAATTGTCAAAAAAAGCTACAAATATTTACATGCCTACACTTAGGGAAGATTTAAAGAAGCATTTATTAGAATCTGGATACAAAGAAGATTCACCACAATTTTATATTACGAAATCAAATTATTAAGGATAGTTATGAAATCAAAACACATTGGAATGGGAGTAGTAATATGCGAAGACGTAGTTGATATAGACCAGGACTTTCTTTTTGAATATATCAATTGGCTTCGCATTAATGAAGAGGAAACTTTTACTTATCATGAAGAAGACGGCGAAAAGTACGCAGTAAATAAAACTGGCTTTAAATTTAAACTACAAGATATTCAGCAAGCCCCACAAAGATTTTTAAATACAAAAGGAAAAAATTTACAAGTAGAAGTCCCTAAAAAATACATTGATTTCATTGATAGCTTAGAAGAAGCTGTTTACCAAGCATTAGTTGAATACTGTTGCTACTTTCCTGATGCAGCAACAACATCATGGTGGAGACCCACTGGACATATAGCTGGTTATGAAGATGGTCAAAGAATAGGTTTGCATTGTGATGATCAAGTCCCATATGAATGGGGTAAAGAAACCGGAAATCAAGTATCAATGCACAATAGTTCAAGTATCAATCTTTACCTTAATGATTGCGTAGCCAATCAGGAAGAAATGAATGACTATACTTATTTAGGTGGAGAAATTCATTTCCCTAATGTACCATATGTTTATAGGCCAAAAATTGGCAGTGTTGCCATATATCCATCTTCATACATTGGTAGACATGAGGTATATCCAGTAATTAGTGGTCAGAGATATGCATTTTTAAGCATAGCTTGTTATGGAACTTCTTTTGAGCAGAAAGAAAAAGTGGGGCAAGAAAATCCACATAAGTTTTGGATGCCAGAGATAATTAACGATGTTAATAAAAAAAGAACAAATAAACAATACACATTGTAGAATCGAGAAATTTATATGTATAGAGGAAATTCTTCTCAAGAAAAATTTGTAATAGAAATTTTTAATGGAAAAAAAGATGGAGTATATGTAGAATTAGGAGCTTTTGATTCTAAATTAGGAAGTAATACATTTTATCTTGAATCAGACTATGATTGGAGTGGCGTATCTTTTGAGGTATCAGAAGATAGAAAACTTGAGTTTCAAACTAATAGAAAAAATCCTTGTTTCGGAGATGCTCTTGAATTTAATTATATATCATATTTTGAAAATAATAATTTTCCAAAACAGATTGATTATCTACAGGTAGATATAGATGGCGGATACCAGGAGGATGGAAGACCTTTTGGTAATCATTATCTGAGCTTACTTGGTTTAATATCTCTTCCATTAACACAGTATAGATTCTCTATTATTACCTTTGAACACGATGCTAATATGTATTTTAGAAACTCTGCCATGAGAGATGCTCAAAGAGAAATATTAGATAGTTTAGGATATGCGCTAGTCGTAAGAGAAAAACATGAGGATTGGTGGGTTGATCCGGCAGTTTTTCCTATTAATGATTTTAGAAAATACTTAAGATGGGAGACTTTATAAAAAATGTACCCAACAGTAATCATAGAAAATTTAATAGAGGAAGATAAGCTTAATTTAATTCAGTCTTCTTTTTATGATTTAAATTTTCAATTAAATCCTTCTGCAAAACAAGAAACATATTCAACATTGCGATCTTATTCTGTAGATGAAAATTTTCCTTACTATAATTTTATAAAAAAAATAAATGAAAAAATAGAGAACCACATTAAAGCTCATTATTCTAAAGAAGTTGAATCATATACTGGGCAGTCAATAGTCAGGTATGTTGAGAATCAGTTCATAGATATGCATAAAGACTGGGAACCCAAAGATAAATGGGTTATTTTAAATAATAAAAAAACAGTTCATTTAAGTTCTGTTTTTTATTTCAATGATAATTATTCTGGTGGAGATTTAGTTTTTTATAATAATAATAAAGAAAAGTATTTTTTTATAAAACCTAAAAAAAATTGTGTTATATTATTCGACGCACTTCAAACTCACTCTACTGTTCCTATTATTTCTGGGGTAAAGTATTCTTACACAAATTTTTATACTTTAAAGGATTAAAAATGTTTAATTTAGATTTAAGTTACAAAGAGATATATCCATATATACATGTATACAATAAGTTACTTCCAGACGCTGATAACTTAGCAAGAGTTATGCGTAATTCCGAATTGCATAACGCAAACGGAATAATAAGTGAATGGAAAGATTGGTTTATATTTGGAAAATATTCCCACATAAATAGTTACGATTCTCTTGAAAGTTTCTATGAATCAAATTTTGATATTCATTTAAACGTTGAGGAAATGGGTTTAGTTGATAGAGTAAGTCAAGCAAATGTAGCAGCAATTACAAACTACATTACAAAATATAATATATCTCTTCCAGAAAATAGCTATATAGATAGCCCGAATTTTGCTAGGTACGACCAAGATGTTGATACTGGGGAGAGAAAAACAATGCAATTTCATACAGACTATGCTATTGGAGAATGGTATTGGCCTGGAGAAAAATTTTTATTGACATGTACAACTTACTTGAATGATGACTACGAAGGAGGGGAAATTGTATTTTCAGTAAAAGACGATTTAATTTTTTATAAACCTAAAGCAGGAGATATTATAGTATTTCCATCCGGCTCTCCACTATTTCCTGGAAAAGAACCATATTTTCATGCTGTGAAGATTGTTAAAAACCATAGCAAACTATTAATAAGAAACTATTTACGTCATAGTGTAGGTCCAACACAAAAGTGGATAGATGGAGAAAAAGAATACGGAAAAGATAGATGGTATGAAATAGCTAAAAAAAGATCTGAAGATCATAATTCAATCGCTTTATTTTATGAAAATGAAGAATTTGTAAATTTAGAGAATATTGATAAAAGTAGAAAAATTAACAAATACTGCTCTGGATTAGTTACCACCCTTTATGGGATAGACGAGAAAGAGTACATAAAGAAGGATGGTGTTTCGTATGAGTAAATATTTTAAAAAACGTGTTAAACCAAATAAAAGTCATTAATAATAGGATCAGCAAAAAGAATTTTTTACTTTAAATCGTTACTATAACAACAGACAATAAGGGGTATAAATGAGTCTTTTATATAATCAGTTTCTATCGTATGATGCCCCATCGATTACATATAGTGGCAATATAGGCGTTTCTCCTTCTAGTATTTTAAATCCTATTCAAATAGGCAATCCAAATATAACTTCTACTGCAATAAATAATCAATCTAACGTAACGACAATTGGTGTTATATCATATGACTTTGCTCCAAGCGGACAGATTACAGGAGTCATATCATATGACCTTGCTCCCATCGGACAAGTTGCAATGGAAGTAACATCTTCCCCCGGAACAGCTATCTTGACTTTGCAACAGATTTAACTATATATAAGATATTATTGCGCTACTATTCTATCTAAAGCTTTATTTTTGGAGATTATATGACTGCTGGAAATGTTCTAGTAAACGACACTGTAAGAATTAGGGTTAGATTTATAGATGTAGATCCAGCTACTGGTGATGAAATTGAAATTTCTCCAACTTTAGTTACGGTTAATATATTTGACTCTGAAGATGTGGTAGTAGAAACTGGACAGGCTCAAGCAGTAAGTGGATCTACCTCTTCATACTACTATGACTTTACAGCTACAATAGCGGGTGAATATAAAATAACTTTTGTTGGAACATTTGCAAATTCAACTTTTGTAAATGTAAATCAAAACCTATATGTTAGTAGTCAAACAGCAGAATACAGGCCAACAATAACTCTGTCAGCAGATGAGATTATAGCATTTGGAGCAGATATATTCCCACTTTACATAGATCCAGAAATGATTCAAAGTACATTCCCAGACGCAACAAAGCTTGAAATAGCAGAACTAATACATAATTTTTCTCAAGAAATAAATAGTATTTTTAGGATAAACTCTACAACAGCAGATCCAGTTGCTGTAATGGAAAGCTATGGCGTATCTCCTTATGGTGTAACAGAATACATTAAAGCTTCCACATGCTGTGAGCTTACTAGAGTGTATGGTTTTGGTGGAGACGATGAATTGAGTATACAATTGGCTGATTTGCAAATTACAAATAGAAATACTCCAAGAAGTAATATAACAAGATCTAACGCTACAACCTGGTGTCAAATAGCAGCTGCTTTAAGAAAAGAGCTTTTATCAAAGAGAGTCGGAATGAGAGGCGTACAGCCAAAGGGAACTCCTAGAAGAGTGACTACTCCATCTGGAGCATCATTAGACCTCCAAACTGGAGCACTTATATATATTAATGATACGAACGTATATGGCCCAAGGGACCTGTTCAGACAAGGCACAAGCGCCCAATCTGGCGTAGACGACCCCATGCCAAGCAGGGGTATAAAGAGATATGATTAATGCTAAAAATATTATTAAAAAGATATTAAGAGAATGGGGTCATGATATACTTTATCAAAGAAGAATATCTGACGATTTTACATACTCATCTGTAATGGAAAGAATAACTACAAGAAGTCAGTTAGCTAAGTCATCTAGAATTTCATCAACCTTAGAAGAAGAAACAGAAGGTTATTTTGTTAATTCTGATTTAGTATATTATTTTGAATCTTCAGTAAATCCTCAATCTGGGGATAGAATATATGAAGAATCTTTTAAAAATTTAGATGAAACAATAATTTATAAAATAGACGATTCGTACGGTGTTAGAGGACGTTTTGGTGAAATAAATTACTGGATAGTTGGAGCAACAAAGGAAACGCCAGCAGGATAATATGTTACTAGTAAGTCCAGGAACAGTAGTAGAGGTTCCATTTGTATACAGATCTGGGTACACATATGTCGATCCTGATATCAGTATAACATTATTATTTAAAAGACGGTTTTAATACAGCAGGACCGGTTATATCTGGTCCATATGTTTGGACTCCAGACTCAGGCAACTGGGCTGCGTATAGCGGTTATGCTGTAGGTTTTGAAGATAAAGACATAACTACGGTTGGTTTAAAAAGAGAATCTGAAGGTTCTTTTATAGTTAAACTAAAAATTCCAGAAAACCTTTTTGATGGAATATATACAATTCAAATAAACGCTGTAGTAGATGGACTATCTGTATCAAAAGAAATAAACGTTCAATCATCTAATGGATATCAGTCATACGAAAATTCTTTTGATTTAGGTTCAAAGTCTATAAAAATAGGTAATAGATCTTTGTATGAAAATATTGGAGATTCAACAACTCAAAATATATTATTGATAGGTCATACAGATGCTATAGAGCCCTATGGAATAGTCAAATTAAAATCTATTCAAGATGGAATAAGTATATTAAGAGGTGACACAAAGTCTCCACTACTTAGAGGCATGTTTGATGCTTATGCGTGTGGCGCTAGAGATATATACATAATGTCGTGTGGATACATGAGCGAATACATAGAAGAAGTAAGCGATAGAAATATAGAAATATTTTCTGATGACAGCTCAACGCCAAACCAATATTCTTTTTATGATTTATACCATTTAAGATTAAATGAATGCTACCAGCTGTTGAGAGATTATGAATTTTTAAATATAATAGTTCCATTAGAGACTTCAATAATAAATACTGGACTTAATAATTTTGTTGAGCAACTTGCAACACATTGTGAATTTATGCAAACAGAAACAGGCGAAGTACAATTTGGAATAATAGGTTCTAGAAATAATGGACTATCGGTATCAGATATTGATCTATTGGAAGAAAAAGATTTTAACTTAAATGTACTAGTAGACCCTAATGGATACATTATCTCCGATAAAGGTAGACATGTAATTTTAATTTACGGGGAAATAATTTTAAGCCACAAACAACTACAGGTAAGTTATTCCAGCTCACCTGCTGCAGCAGTAGCTGGAATGATATCATCTACTATGATTGACAGAGGGCTAACTAAAGCAAGAATACCAGCAGCTTTTTCAATCTATGGAGTAGACCTAAATGCTGCGCAAGTAAAAAGGCTTCAAGACATAGGAATTAATACTATAGTTAGAGGTCAAAGATCTAGAAGAGCAGCAATTTTTGACGTATCTTTAAGTAGTGATTATACTCAATCAATTAGTGAATCCTACAAGGATTGCAGTAATATTAGGCTGGTATCTTTAGTGATTAGAGAAATTCAATCTTTGGGAAATCTTGCCGTTGGTAAATTTGGATATGAAAAAATCATATCGTATGTACAAGAATTTTTATCGGCACTACAAAGTTCTAGAGTAATAGTTGACTATTCCATGGATGCTTCTGCAGATAGATACAACAAAGGAACAATCTATTTTAATATATCGATTACTTCTTCTAGAACTTTAAGGCAAATTTCTTTTAATGTTTCCACAGGTAAGGGAGCGTAATGACACAAAATGTTATAGGATTTCCATCCGCAAATAGAAACGATGTTAATTTTGATAGAGTATTTGGAGAACCACTTCAAGCAAGTGGAAATCTAAATTATTTAGAATTTGTTGCAGTAGTTAAAGCTTTGTGGGAAAACGCTTATCCAGATATCAAGATAAAACCAACACAGAGTGGTACATACGCTGACTATCCGGTAATAGTATATGGTTTAGAGTTAAGAAAATCTCACACTAGCGAACCAAAGCCAAGAACTAGAACAACCCAAACTAATAAAAATGTAGTTGTTTTCGGCCAAAGATTTCAAAATATAGTTAGCTTTACCGTCATCACTGAGGCAAGTGCAGGAGCAAAACAGGGTTCTGCAGCTAGATATTCTGGTCCAGAAGTAGCTGATAATATTATAGAAATATTTGAAGATTTCATGTTAGAACACACTCCTGTCTTTAAAAGGCTAGGCGCTTCAGAATTCGTATATTCAAGAAGGCTTTCAGATTCAGAAGAAAATAGAGACAGTACAGACATCTGCAAAAGAACTGTTACCTATATGTTGACTACTGAAAAACTATTTGCTCAAAATGTTGACCATATTGAAAGTATAGTTTTGGACGTTAGAAGGTATATGTCTTATGAGAAATCTATATGGGATGAAGCGCAAAGGGGTGCTACTCCAAACTTCTCTGGAACAGAATTAAGAATAGTTGACTTATATGGAAATTCTACTCCCAATACTTAATCTAGTTTGTTTTTACATCTTGCCCATTACTATATTGTCTGAAGTAAAATATTAATCTGCCGCAATCGGAGGTCTAAAGTCTAATGGCTCTACCAGGTGTAAAAACAGTAATTAAAGATCGCTTTTATAGCATCGCAAGACAGGATATTCCTGTCGGACCAAAAATTTGCCTTATCGCTCGCAGGTCTACTGCTGACAATACTGGTAATGTAAAGAATTTAGACGTTGTTCAAGCAACTACAGAGCAAGACGTCATAACTGCATTTGGAGAAAATTCAGATGCACATAAAGGCTATTTTGAGCTTGTAGCAGGAGGCGCTGAAAGAATTTTTATCGTCCCACTTCCTAGCGATACAGTGTGGAACTACAGCACAGGTGCAGTAACAAGTTCAAGCTTTGGAGGAAGTGTTTTTGACGCTTGCTTCGAAGCAGCAGAAGCAGTACAGCCAGACATCATTATCCCTTGGGGTAGAGGCGCTAAGAATACAGACTTTGACTACAGCGCAGGTGCTTCACCAGACTGGCCAGGAAATGTTTATGGCTTTGTAGCAGACAATGTTGCAAGCTCAAACAGCTTCGTTGTCAAAGTGGGCGAAAAGGTAAAAGCAATTTCAGAAAATTCATTTCCATGCTTTGCAGTTATGGGAGTAAAGCCATACGTAGATGGCTCTTCACAAATCATGACACCAGGAGAAGTATCAACTCATGTTGGTTCCGCAGGATTGTCTGCACTTATATCGAGAGATGATTCAGGATTCCTTGCAGGTGCAGCTAATGATGGCTACAGCAAGTATGTCTCAGTTATAATTGCAGAAGTTAAGCCAGTAAATTATCCAATTGAATGGGGTTTCGCTAATGGAGCAACTACATTTGCAGCTGCAATCAGTAGAATGGCGTCTTTTAGTTCACCAGTTAATAAGATAGCTTATAACATTGCATCTATTAGATACAACCCAACTAGAACTCAGCAACTCATATTGTCAGATAAAGGCCTTAACTTTATTGCTCTTAACTTCAATAAAGTACCGACTTTTATTGAAGGCAATACATTTGCTCCATCTGGATCGGATTATACAAGAATCTCTACATTTAGAATTATATCAGAAGCGTCTACTCTGGTCAGACTGGTATGTCAAAAGTTTGTTGGTGAAGCATCAACGCTTCAAACTAGAAACTCTATGGAGACGGCGATTACTTCTGCGTTAAGAGGGATGCAACAATTGGGTGCCTTGCTGGATAGTGACTTTATTGTAAGTTACTCTCCAGCAGAAAATAAGGCGTTTATTGATCTTGTATTAACACCAGCATTTGAACTCAAGAACATTGAAGTTCAAGTATCTATAAGCATATAAAAAAAATACCGATTTGGAGGGTATATAAATGGCAGAATATGAAGGCTCAGTTAATAAGTATCTCAATACTTATACTACATTTTCCGGAGCAGATATCGTAGCTACTTTTGGTGGCATTGAAATCGGAGCTCTATCTGGAATCACTTTCTCAGTTACTAGAGAAAAAGCACCTATCTACACAATGGGTTCACCAAACCCACGTTCCTTTTCAAGAGGAAAAAGAGGCATTGCAGGATCATTAATCTTTACAGTTTTTGATCGTCCAGCTCTTTACAACATGCTTGACGCAAATGCCTCGAGCAATGAACCTATGAAGTTCTTTACCAGAAAGAGTAATACTCTTCCAGGTACCGTAGGGCACAAGAGAGGTATAGCAGAATTTGACAAGCAACAACTTGATGTAGTTAGCCAAGTGCCTTTTTATGCAGACCAAATTCCCCCATTTGATATTACAATTACTTTTGCTAACGAATACGGCCAAGGTGCAGTAAGATCAATTTTTGGAGTTGAACTTTTGAATGAAGGCTCTGGAGCTTCTATGGACGACATTGTCATTGAAGAAACGATGACTTATGTAGCCCGTGAAATCGGACCTATGTATAAAATTTCTGTTGACAATTCACTATTGAACAACGACCCAGATTCGCAAGCCACGGAACTAACTCTTAAAAATCTCATTAACTCAACCGCAGTTGCACCTGTTGGTAAGAATACTTCTTCGATAATTAGACCTGGTTAGTATTTGTAAAATATAATTAAAGATATGGGGACTGGATTAAACTCTGGTCCCCATATTTATTTGTAAAGGAATAATCGATGGCAATTGGCCCCGTGTATGATCGACATCCAGTAAGTAAACATAGACGAGAGCAGAATCTTCCAGATCCTTTTTCTAATATGTCTTTTTCTGGAACTGATATATCAGCAGCAATGTTGATTCCAGCTATAAACAGAGAGACTGGCAACGCAGAAGGTACTGATATTCTAGAGCTTGGCGAGCTGCAAACAATATCATATTCAATGCATAGAGAGAACTCTCCAGTAAGGACTATAGGACATGTTAACCCAAGGGGATTCGTAAAAGGCAGTAGAACTATAGCTGGTTCTTTAATCTTTACAGTATTCAACGAGTATGCTTTCTATAGAATTAAAGAGTTTCGCCAAATTATGTCTGAAACAGGACTTTTTTTTGCCCCACTAGCAGACATGCTTCCTCCATTTGATGTAATATTATCATTCTTCAACGAATATGGTTTAGCAGCTAAAATGAAGATATATGGCATTACTATAGTGGATGAAGGACAGACTATGTCTGTTGATGACCTTATTACAGAACAAACATACACGTACATGGCTAGAGGTATTCAGCCAATGATGAGCGTTGAAGATGATCCACTTCTTTTGCCAACTGATCAAAGAGAAGCTCATGAAAGAAGACAAGAAAATTTCTTTGGGAACAATAGTGGATTGTATACTAAATTAATTGATAGAATTATTCCACCAACTGGATTTCAATAAAGGATTTTTAAATGCCAGAAAGTATTTATCGGGTCTGCTAAATCTAGTTATGCTTCAGACTATGAACCAGATCGAAGGCCCTATAAGCCCTATAGACCTTATAGTGCATATCTGCCAGCAGACTTACAAGAAAAGCTTTATGGAAAAGGCGGCAGTCTTCCTCCAGCAACTATTAGGACTGGACCATCTTACGACCCATTAAGTGCAGATATAGACACTCAGTGGGCTGGGAAAACAAGCGATGGACAAAAGTTTAATAGCTACTATGATTATTATTTTAGTGGCGAAGACGTAAAAGTATATATAGATGGACTATTTGATCCTGAACATGAACTTGACATTGCATCCTTTTCTTTTGTAATTAAACAAGAAAAACAACCGCTGTATGGTTTTTGGTCATATAACTACGATGCCATGATGGTAGGCAGCAGATTGATAACTGGTGAGATGGTTGTATACACTAGATATCCGGGAAGAATGAGAGACCTTCTTAGTTCTGCAGCGGAAGAAAGAGTTTTGTTTAACAGCGATAAACCAGGAGTATCAAGAATTCAGTCTTATCTAAGTGGCAATAATGAACAATCTTTAGATGACGAAAAAAATCTTCAAAGATACTGGAATAGATCTAATTTAGACAGACTTACAGCCGACAACGATAAAACTGATAAAAGAAATATATTCAGTTCTCATCCACCGTTTAACTTTATAGTTAAATATGGAACACAAGAAGGTTCAGTCAGTACAATAAGTAGAAATCTAGGGACCGACTCAGGTGACAATTTTGAAACGCTAGATAGATTAATGGCTACAGATTATAATGAAAGATTAGTAAAACCATCTAAGGTTAATACCGGAATGGATATAGTTTTGCAAGATGTTCATTTAACGAGTATGGGAACATCAATTGCGCCTGGTGGTCAGGTCATGGTTGAGAGCTACCAGTTTATATCTAGAGATATGTATATT